GCGCGCCGTGATCTCGTCCGTCCAGCCGCGCAACATAGCGTCACCGATATAGCCCGGCTCCACGTATTTTGAAATGCGCTGCGCCAACAGCTCCCACATGTGCGCGCGGGTTTTGTCGTTTGCCGCAACCTTGAGAGTAGGCGTTAAAATGAGCTTCACCTCAGATGCCGTCAACAGCCCGCACCGTGCCGCGTGCCATTCGTCGCTGCCCTGCACCATGTCGCCGTGGTATTTGATGGTCATTTGGGTGTCCTTTAAATTATTGGCGCTTGAGCGCATCGTAAATCTTGGGGTGAACGACCAACCCGAAAGGGGTCTGGTATGCCAGCGGGTTTATCCGATCTAGCCGTCCAAACTTACCACGGGTGCGGCGCATCCGACGCTTGGTTCTCGGCTTGTCGGGAAAGATTGGCACCATTTCATAAGCTTCATTTGACACAGTGATTTTCGTGCCTCCAAACGTCTGCGGTTTTTCAAACATGATGCATCCTATTCGTTGGTAGCCTCAGGTGAGACTTTGTTAACATGCAGCCACCCTACCCACAAAACGCCACCCCGCGCAACCGCTAAATGAAGCCTTGCGCAAAATAGGCGGGGCGCGTAGGGTGAGGGTGTAAAATGGAGGGCCGCGTAACGGCTCGTCTGCAAAAGGAGCCTAAGCCATGACCACCCCGCCGTTAAGCCGTGACGCGCAAATACACTTTGTCACTACCGCCAAGCAACGTCGCGCGGAGGCTGTTGAACGCTGGGCCAGCAACAAGGAATTGCAACGCTCGTTGCGCATGACCGCCGACGAACACAAAGCGCAGGAGGATAATTAGATGGGTGAAAGCCACTTACAGCAACCAACTGAGGATCTGCGTTGCACGTCCTGCGATGGTCACGGCAAGGAAATGTTTCTAAACGGACCTGATGCTTGCCTCGCCTGCGATGGCACGGGGTCAGGCTATACGGAGTGGGTCAACACAAAGCAGGAGCCGATCAACTGGCGCGACGATCCCGCTGCGATTGTAGAGGACGACGGACGGCAAGACGGTCGGGATTACGCATAATGTTGATTGAGGAGCTTAACCCCCCCCCAGCGCGATAGCAACTTTCACCAATAAAAGGCGACGGATTATGACTATAATTTTAGGCTATGGTTTTGAAAATGACGTGTGGGTGCCATGCAGATATTGCGGGCAATCCGTTGGTACTTATTTTTTTCGCGCTTTGCCCGGCGAGGTATATCCGAGCGGCCCCAAGCATTTTAATGGCCACCAAAGCAAAGGCACCTGGTGTCGCGGAAGTCACGAACCTGTGATTGAAGCGCCTAAGCCCCCAGCGCGATAGCCACAGCCTCATCACCAGACCGCGCAACGCCAGCCCGACCGCCCTGTTTTATTACAGCGGCGATGAAATTTAGCTGAACAGTTGTGGGCTGGCCTAATGCGGTTTTGCACTCCACGGCGAAGAATACGCCGTCTGGTGCAATGCCGATCAAGTCGCTGCCGCCATTGCCGCCAACGCCATAGCGCACCGGTCGACCAGTGCGGTCAGGCAGGCAACCCACATTATTGCGCCAAATGAGGCACCCCGCAGCCGACACCGCAAGCTGGCAGTCGTTTGATATATTGGCCTCGGATCGTTTGTTTGTTAAATTACCCATGGCACAGTATTAACCGGCCTTTTCGCAATGACAAGAGCCTGCCCCTCACGCCGCACAAGCCGCACGTCGTCACTGGTGTATGCCTGCGCCTTAATAAACGACCGCGCGTCTGACACGCCGTCGTCGCTGTCGTCTGTTGCCAGCATTATGGTGTTTGTGCGGATCATGCGCTTGCCCTCTTTTTCTGCCGCGCCGCGAACACATGCCGCGCCCAACCTGGCTTCTTTCCCGTCCGCGCCGCAACCTCTAGCAACTCTTCAAGAGTCTCAGCGCGCCCTTGTTCCTGCCGCGCCTCAACCTTGCGCTGCCGTTCCATCACTTCTGCAAGCTCGCCCTCAACTTCCTCGACCATGCGGCTGTCGATCGGATACACAAACCCACAGCCCGGACACGTTGGCGAGGGTCGATGCACGAAGTAACAGCTTGAGCATTGACGCACCGGGACCGTTGGCTCGCTGTTGCCGCCTTTCTTTTTCGCGCCCTCTAGAGACCATTCCCGATCATCATCCGGTAATCCGTGGCGGTCTACATTGCCCGCGTGGTCGAATATAATTGCGGGCGCGGGCTTCTTGCGCAAAACCCGGCCCCACTTCTGCATCTGCCAGGGCAGCGATTTGGTGGGCGCAAGGTCAGACATGCACTCAATCGTAACGTCCATCTGCGCCGCGCTCGCAAGGTCAAAGCCAAACGTCAGCAAGCTGCAATTCGCCAACACATGCAGCTCACGCCGCGCAAACGCTTTGATGACCCGCGCCCGTTCGTCATCCTTCATCTTGCCGCTGATTGCCGCCGCCGGAACGCCTTGCGCCCGAAACTCTGCCGCCACAATCTCAGCGTGCTTTACGCTGGTGCAAAACGCAACATTTAGCTTGCCCTGCGCGTGCTGCACATAATGCCTCACCGCGTTGCCCGTCAAAACCATGTCGTCCTCCATACGGGTCGACACCTCGCCTTTCGCATAGTCGCCCATGACTGTTTTGATGCCGGACAAGTCGGGTTTGTGCGGCGCAAACATCCGATATTGCGACAACCGAACCGCCGCCATTAGCTCAGCAACACTAGGGCCGCACACGAGCGCGTCATACCACTCGCCCATGCCCTTGCCGGACGTTTTGAGGGGGGTGGCGCTCAAACCTATGACCCATGCCCCCTGCGCCCTGTAGTGGGCTATGACGCGCTCCAATTCCGCCCCGCCGTGGTGTGCTTCGTCAATAAAGACCAAGCCCGCCCTCGGTGCCTCGTCCAGACGCCGCGCCAACGTGCCAGCCGTCGCAAGCTGCACCTGCGCCAAGCCGTTGCGACCGTATCCCGCGCTCACATAGCCAAACGAAATATCGTATCGCTCAAGCGTTTTGGCCGTTTGCCGCAACAACTCGCGCCGGGGCACCACAAACATGCACCGCGTGCCCTTCGCCACTGCCTTGCTAATCATGTAAGCGCCCATAATGGTCTTACCGCTGCCCGTAGCAGACTGGCACAAAATCGCCTTGCTGTGCCGCATTGCATCCCGCACCCGGTCAATCAAATCCTGCTGGTCGTCGTACAGCGAGATCATAGCGCAGCCTCGGCTTGCAGTATGGCGCGGCCGATTAGCTCAGGGATTTGGGGCACGACGGCGTTTCCGCAGGCCGCTACCCTATCTTGGTCCAATCTGAAGGAAACCCCATGATTTCCTCTACAAACTGGGGGCTTAACTGGCCATCGAACTTCATGGATAGGGTTATTTGTTTTCCAATCCTTTCCCGCCGTTTGATGGATGGATTGGATGGCCCCCCCCGGTCCCTGTTGTCTGAAGCGTTGGGGGTTGGCAAGAGGCCATTGCGCATCGCCGCCCCCATCACACAATTCCATTCCATTGTTGACGGCCACGGGCGCATGTTGTTTTGGTCTTGTTTTACCGGAGTAGGCCACAATCCAGACACGCTCGCGGCGATGGGGAGCGCCCAAGGCTGACGCCGGTATGTTTTCCCACTCCGCATCATACCCGCACTCGGCCAGGTCTCCGAGTATTCGGCCAAACCATCCCCCACGTTGCTCGCTTGGGCCACTAAGCAGTGCTGAGACGTTCTCCACGATGACGTAGCGGGGTGATAGATCGCCAATAAGTCGGACGATTTCGGACCAGAGGCCGCTTCGTGTGCCTTTGCCGATGCCTGCTTGCTTTCCAGCGCAGCTAATATCTTGGCACGGGAAGCCTCCCGTGATGACATCAACGGAAATTCCGTCTCGTCTAAGAATGTCGCCTGTGAGTTTGGTAACGTCTTCATAGCAAGGCACCTCCGGCCAATGTTTCGCCAATACTTTACGGGGGAAGGGTTCAATCTCGCAAAACGCCACGGTTTCAAACCCGCCCGTCCTCTCTAGGCCCAGCGAAAACCCGCCTATTCCGCTGAATAAATCTAAGACGCGCAATTTACTCACCCCCCAACCTCCAAATCAAACGGCAGATCCTCGTCCACAGGCTCAGTGTCGCCCGTCACCGCAGACAATGGGAAGCTGACCGCGCGCGAAATAAGGCCAACCATAAAATACACTGGCTTTTCCGCAACCGCGCCCGGTATCTCAGACAACCCGCGCGCCCAAGGCACGTATGGCGTATCGGCCAATATCCGCCGCAACTGGGGCGCTGTGTTGCTGATAATTAAGCGCCCGTCATCAACCTTGATACCATACGAGCGCAAGCCAGACACCGCGCCCTCGTGGCCGATGCTGTGGGCCTCAGACGCAAGCGCAACCATGTCGCCAATCGTGCTTTCGCGCATCATGCCCGCGTGATCGTATCGAATGCGGCTCGTCATTATGTGGGTCAACAGGACCGCGCTGTCCTCGGTCTCGCGCGTCTGCGTGTGCCAATCCCAGTCTTGTTTCTGCATCCAGGCTGTTGCGGCCTCGTCGCTTATCTTGCTCGTGCTGGTCAGGCTAAACGCGCCGGCAATCATCGGCCCCAGCTGGTCGCCAGCCCGCGCATCGCCGAACATCTTTGACGCAACCCGCGTAAACGTGGCGATATTATCCAGCAACGCTGGCAGGTTTTCCATCGTCCGCGCTTGCATGGCTTGGCAATACTCGGCCGTAAACACCTCGCGCATGTCCGACAATAGCGCGCCCCAAGTGTCGAGCCGGTCATGTTTGGAATCACGGGCAAGCTCAAGAATGCTGATCCGCGCCGTGTCGGCGAGTTGCTCCACGCTTGGGTTTATTGCGGCAAAACAGAAACACGACTGCGCCCGATAGCTCGCGTTTGCATTCGCCACGATGCCGCCGCTTGAGCATTTGCGCGCGAAGTTAATCACCTTCTGGATCTCGAGCCGCGCCTGCGCCGTCTCACTCTCTGCCTCGTCAAGAACCACAGGCCGCGTAGACTGCCCTATCATGGCGCGCACCTTGGCTTCCGTCGCGCCCTCAGTGCAAAGCCCAACGTCGCCCAACATCTTTTTGACCACCTCAGTGATGACGCTTGACTTGCCCGCGCCCGACTTGCCAGTAATCCAAATATGTGGACGCCAGGTCAAAGCGCCGCCAACCGGGGCCAGCACAAGCCACCCCGCCAACAAATACGCATATTGAGGGCGTTTCCATTGCAGCCGGCGGATTAGCGCCAAAGCCTTCGCCGCCTCTGCATTGCTCAGCGCAGCCGTGCCCGTATGCACAACGCGCGGCCCGCTTTCATAGACAGCCTCGCCCTCAAACTCTGCCGGGTGAGTGCGGTTGCCTTCCTTTATCACAGCATCACCGCAGTTAATCACAGGAACGCCCCCGTCCATCCAAGCGCCAACCCCGCGCGTCGTCTCAGGCTGGAAAACCCCGACGTTGTGGCAAGCCTCCATCAAATGAGCGCTCGCAAACGCACAAATTGCGCTGTCAGACACCTTCTCACCGCCATATTGCCTTTCCCAAAACCCTCTTGGGGCCAGCATGTAGAGCGATTGCACCCGACCTAAACCCGTGGCGGATAGCGTGACAATTTGCCCCGCCGCCCGTGGGAAAAACGAATACAGCCCGCGATTGTGACCGAGTGGCCGGATCTTTGCCAGCGTGTCGTCTGTCACCTCTGGCATCTCGCCCATATAATCGCGCTCTTCATATTCGGGCTGGTCGTAGTCAGGTTCGGGCAGGGAAATAAACGCCTCGCGCACAACATCCGCGCCCTCACTGCGCAAAATGTCGTCCCAATCCGTCCGCTTTTCCGCGTCGTCCTCCGGCACAAACGGCTTTATAACCTGCGCACCGCCGATTGCGACCGCC